TACGATCGGATGGTTATAAGGGCCATTCGCCCCTCACACCCCCACATTATGTTAAATGGTCATGCGGCCAGGTTGTTTGTAGGCGCTCACTTCCAGGCATGTTAGTGGGTGCTCACTCTGTCCTTAAGTTAGTGGGCGCTTGCTATCAGATGGGGGGGGAGGGGTCTGGCTGACTTTTTAAAATTTGCGGGTGCCCCCTCCCCTCAGAAAAAAGCAAAACAGCCAGATTGGCTCTCGGCTTGAGTTCCTTGACCCACATGACCCACAACATCTAGAATGGCCTATATGACCTACAAACCGCCGGCTGTCCTGCCGAAAACGGAATATCAGCGCGTCAAGGAACTCAAACGGATGCTTGTTGAGAGCAAGGGCGAGCGCGTCGTGCAGAAGGTGATTGACATCGCCTTGGACGACAACCACCCGAGCCAGATGGCGGCGCTTAAGATGTGTATGGAGCGGGCGCTGCCGGTCAGCCTGTTTGAAAAGACCAGCGCGCAGCGCAGCGCCGTCACGATCAACATCACCGGCCTGGGTCAGACCCCGGCGCCAGAGATCATAGAGGCTGAAGATGAGTGAGTTGAACTTCAGTCTGTTGCCTTGGCAGCAAGAGGTCTACACTGATGAGACGCGTTTCAAGGTGATCGCCGCTGGCCGACGCTGTGGAAAGTCCAGGTTGGCCGCCACCACGCTGATCATTGAGGGTTTGCGTTGTCCACAGGGCAGCGCCGTGCTGTACGTCAGCCCGACGATGGGGCAGTCGCGGCAGATCATCTGGGACTTGCTGCTCGACCTCGGGCGCGAGGTGATCCAGTCGAGCCACGTCAACAACCTGGACATCACGCTTATCAACGGGGCCAGGATTTACGTCAGGGGTGCGGATCGGCCCGACACGCTGCGGGGTGTGTCGCTGACCTACGCCGTGCTCGACGAGGTGGCCGACATCAAGCCGGAGGCGTGGGAACAGGTTATCCGCGCCAGCTTGTCAGACAAAAAAGGGCGGGCGATGTTCATCGGCACGCCCAAGGGGCGCAACTGGTTCCACGACCTGTGGAAGCTAGGGCAGCAAGATGACCCGGATTGGAAGAGTTGGCACTTCACCACGCAGGACAACCCGCTGATCGACCCGAGCGAGATTGAGTCGGCAAAGAAGACATTGAGTACCTTTGCGTTCAAGCAGGAGTACATGGCGTCTTTCAGCAACGCGGGCGCGGATGTGTTCAAGGAAGAATGGATCAAGTACGGGGAAGAGCCGAACTACGGCAGCTACTTCGTGGCTGTTGATCTGGCTGGGTTCGAGGAGGTGGCCAAGCAGGCGGCCAACGCCAAGAAACGGCTTGATGAGTCGGCCATTGCGGTTGTGAAGGTGACGGACGATGGTAAGTGGTTCGTCAAAGAGATCGAGCACGGGCGCTGGGACATCCGCGAAACAGCGGCTAAGATTTTGATGAAGATGCGCGACTACAGACCGTTGAGCGTCGGAATCGAGAGGGGGTCGTTGAAAAACGCCGTTTTGCCGTATTTGAGCGATTTGATGAGAAAAAACAATGTCTTTTCGCACATTGTTGATCTAACGCATGGCAACCGCAAGAAAACAGATAGAATCGTGTGGTCCTTGCAGGGCCGGTTTGAACACGGCAGAATTGTGCTCAATAGCGAGGAAGACTGGGACGTGTTTGTAGACCAGCTACTGATGTTCCCGTCGCAAGGTGTGCATGACGATCTGCCCGACGCCTTAAGCTACATCGACCAACTGGCGGTGACTAGCTACTTCGAGCAAGAAGACAGCGATGAGTGGGAGCCGTTGGATGTGATTTCGGGGGTCTGATATGGATCAAAACGAGTTCGATGAACCATCAGAGAACGACAAAGAGCTAACCGCTTTCGTTGTCGATCACTGCGACCGCTGGCGCACATACAGGGACACGAACTTTCTTGATTCTTGGCTAGAATATGAGCGTATTTTCCGTGGCGAGTGGGCTTCGGAAGACAAAACCCGCGAAAGCGAACGCAGCCGCATTGTGACGCCCGCCACGCAGCAGGCAGTCGAGACGCGGCACGCTGAGATCATGGAGGCCATCTTCGGCCAGGGCGAGTTTTTTGACATCCAAGACGATTTGAGGGATGTTGATGGCAATCCGCTCGACGTTCAGATGCTCAAAGCGCAACTGATGGAGGACTTCAAGCAGGACAAAATCCGCAAGTCTATCGATCAGATCGAACTGATGGCTGAAATCTATGGAACGGGCATCGGAGAGATTTTTGTCAAGACCGAAAAGGTCTTTGAGCCAGCCACCCAGCGCATTCCAGGTCAGCCGCAGCAAGCGGCCATCGGCGTTGTGGAGAAAAACCGCGTTGCCGTCAAGATAAACCCAGTCAATCCTAAGAACTTCTTGTTTGACCCCAACGGCACCAGCATTGACGACTGCATGGGCGTGGCGGTTGAGAAGTATGTCTCCATCCACAAGGTGGTAGAGGGCATTGAAAAGGGTATTTACCGCAAGGTCAACATTACTCCGACGTATGAAGACACAGACCTTGAGCCTACGCAGGAAGTAAGCCAGTACCAAGACGAGAAGGTGCGTCTACTGACCTACTACGGTCTGGTGCCCAAGGAGTATTTGACCGAAGAAGACAGCGAAGTGGTTGAGTTGTTCCCTGACGACTCAGCGGCTGAAGACTACACCAACATGGTTGAGGCCATTGTGGTGATCGCCAACGGCTCAATGCTGCTCAAGGCTGAAGAAAATCCGTACATGATGAAGGACAGGCCCATCCTGTCTTATCAGGACGACACGGTGCCCAACCGACTGCTAGGACGGGGTACGGTGGAGAAGTCCTACAACATGCAAAAAGCGATTGACGCTCAGGTCAGAAGCCATTTGGACTCTCTGGCACTGACGACATCTCCCATGATGGGCATGGACGCCACGCGGCTGCCCAGAGGCGCTCGCTTTGAGGTCAAGCCGGGCAAGGCGTTCATGGTCAACGGCAACCCAGCCGAGATTTTGTTCCCCTTCAAGTTTGGTGAGACAAGCCCGAACAACCTCAATACGGCCAAAGAGTTTGAGCGGATGCTGCTGCAATCGACCGGCACGCTCGACAGCCAGGGCATGGTCAGCCAAGCGGCCAGAGACGGAGCGGGGATGTCGATGGCGGTGGCCACGATCATTAAGAAGTACAAGCGCACGCTGGTCAACTTCCAAGAAGATTTCCTGATCCCCTTCATCCAGAAGGCGGCGTTCAGGTATATGCAGTTCGACCCAGAGCGCTACCCGTCGGTGGACATGAAGTTCATTCCGACGGCCACGCTGGGCATCATCGCCCGTGAGTACGAGCAGCAGCAGTTCATTGGTCTATTGCAGACACTCGGGCCAAACACACCAGTGCTGCCGTTGATCCTCAAAGGCATCTTGAACAACTCCAGCTTGAGTAACAGGTACGAGTTGATCTCGGCGCTTGAGCAGATGAGTCAGCCAGACCCGCAAGCTCAACAGATCGCGCAGGCGCAGCAGCAACTGGCGCTGCAAGCGGCTCAGGCTCAGATTGCGGTGCAGACCACGCAGGCCGAGCAGAACAGAGCAGAGGCTCAGAAGCTGCTGACCGAGGCTCAGTTGATGCCGCAAGAGGTGCAGGCTAAGGTGATCACGGCCACGACCAAGAACTTGCCACAGGGCCAAGAGGCCAGCGAGTTCGATAAGCGGGTCAAGATCGCTGAGTTGATGCTCAAAGAAGCTGACATCAAGAATAAGTCAAAAATCGTTGAGTTGCAGATGTTGAGCGCGGGCAGTGAAGTCGCCGATGCAGAAGACGATTTTTTGAAAACCCTATCCTCGGAGTTGAAAAATGGAACTCGCTAAGATTTTTTCGTCTGACAGCGCTGCGGATCAGGTTTTCTCTTCTGTAGATCGGTCTGTCTCTGACATCAAGGCCATGCAAAAACGCAAGGTCGCAGAGAACGTACAGATCGTCATTCAAGCGCTGAAAAAGATTGAGTCTGACCTGCAAGACAGGTTTGACGGCGTGACAACGGTGCTTGAAAAGCGCGTGAACTCTCTTAAAGACGGGAAAGATGGTTTTGATGGCCGCAACGGCCGCGATGGTAAGGACGGCCGACCAGGGCGTGATGGAGCGCCTGGCGCCCGTGGCCCGGCGGGGGTGCCGGGGACGAACGGCCGCGATGGTAAGGACGGCGTGTCGGTCACGGACGCCAGGATCGACTTCGACGGCAGTCTGATCATCAGCCTATCGTCTGGCCGCGAGATCAATGTCGGAGAAGTTGTTGCTCCTGATTTGGCTGAGAAGATCAAGGTTATCACCAATGGTGGTGGCACTTCGCAGTCGGTGCTTGACTCCTTGGCCAGCCTTCAGACCCAGATAACGGCGTTGCAAAATCTTGGCGCGGTTAACTATGTCGGCACTTGGAACGCAAGCACAAACAGTCCAACGATCACTTCTGGCTCAGGCGACAAAGGTGACTACTACGTTGTCAGCGTTGCTGGCTCGACCAACATCGATGGCCAAACGCTGTGGGGTGTAGGCGATTGGATCATCTTCAACGGCGCGGTCTGGCAGAAGGTTGATGGCGGTAGCACTGGTGACTTCACCAATCTGTCTGCCTCTGGCACGGTGACCTTTTCAGGCGGCACCGCCAACGGCGTGGCCTACCTCAACGGCAGCAAAGTCCTGACCACGGGGAGTGCGCTGACTTTTGACGGCACGAACTTTCAGGTTGGCGGCAACAGTCAGCCGATTATTCGTGCAGTAAGTTCCTCCACGAATAATGCAACTGCCCGTCTATTCACAGACGGAGATACTGTTTATGTTGGTAGTTTGAATTTAAGTACGGTCGGGGCTAATGTTCCTGTAGTATTTCAATTGAGCGGTAGTGAAAAAGTAAGAATCAATGATGCAGGCAATTTTGGTATTGGGACGACAAATCCACTGCAAAAGCTGGTTGTCTCAAATGCAGGGGCGGAAGGGCTTGAGATTAGCCCGACGGCTATTGCAAGTGGCTCTGCGTTTATTTCTTACGACAGAAGCGGTGCGGCTTATACGCAGCTAACAGCAGTAGCATTGCGCCATGTTTGGCAAGTCAGCGGAACTGAGTCTGCCAGAATAACTAGCACAGGCTATTTTAAGGCAAGTAACGCAGGTACTTACTTAAATAGCACGGGCGACTACCATGAACTGCGGTCAAGCAATGACAACTATCTGTTGTACGCTATCAACACCAGAAATGGCGGTGGGGGGCCATTCGGAATAAGTGTTGAGTATTCTGCTCAAGACCCGAACGGTACTGGAAACGAGTTTTTGCAGTGCGTTGGGATTTCTACGCTCCGTGCAGAGATTCGCTCCAACGGTGGCCTAGCAAACTACAGCGCCAACGATGTCAATCTGTCTGACCGCCGCGAGAAGACCAACTTTGCACCGGCCAAGTCCTACCTCGACACCATCTGCGCGATTCCAGTTCAGACCTTCAACTACATCGACCAGTCTGAGGATGACCCCGGCCTGACTCTTGGTGTGGTGGCGCAGGACGTTCAAGCAGTCGCGCCTGAATTGGTGATGGAAAGCAACTGGGGCACAGAAGATAACCCCAAAATGCGTTTGAGCATTTACCAGACCGATTTGCAATACGCGCTAATGAAATGCATCCAAGAACTTAAAGCCGAGGTTGATAGCCTCAAAGCACAACTGAACGGGAGAGAACCGTGATTACTTGGACAGTCTCTGAACTCGACCGCCGCACCTCTGACGGCTTTGTGACTACCGCGCACTGGCAAGCCACTGCTGTGGACGGCGACTACAGCGCCAGCATCTATTCGACCTGCTCATGGTCAGAAGGCCAGCCAACCACGCCCTACGCATCCCTGACTCAAGATCAGGTGCTTGGGTGGTGCTGGACATCTGGCGTAAACAAAGAAGCTACTGAAAACGCTCTGACGGCCAACATTGAATCGCAGAAAAACCCGGTGTCTGAAACAGGCACGCCCTGGGTAGCATAAGGATAGCCATGAAGCCTCTAGATCAAGTTGCCGATGACATTTTCGCTTCTGTAAGCTCGGCGGCTTTCGAGTCTAAGGCCGTTCAGCAGCGCAAATCCAATGAAAACGTGCAGGTTGTTGTTCGTCAACTCAACCAGATTGAGTCTGACATCCGCGACCGTTACGATTCGGTTGGGGAAAAGTTAGCCCAACGAATAGCGTCTATCAAAGATGGTCGTGACGGCCCCCAGGGTCCGCAAGGCCCACAAGGTCCGCAGGGTCTGCAAGGTCCGCAAGGCCCGCAGGGTCCTCAGGGTCCGCAGGGTCCGCAAGGTCTTGATGGCCAAGATGGTCAAGACGGCGTGTCCGTTACAGATGCCAAGATTGATTTCGACGGCAGCTTGGTTTTGGCGCTATCTTCTGGCCGCGAGATCAATGTTGGTGAAGTAGTTGCTGCCGATATGGCCGAAAAGATTCGCGTCACGATGTCCACCAACTCCACGGTGGCCGTTCAGGACGAAGGTTCGACCATTACGGATGGCGTTCGCAACATCAACTTCACTGGTACTGGCGTCACCGCCACGGCATCTGGCGACAGCGTGACGGTCAATGTCTCTGGCGGCGGATCTGGAACTGTTACATCAGTAGATGTTTCTGGTGGCACTACTGGACTGACCACTAGCGGCGGTCCAGTTACTACTAGCGGTGTCATTACGCTTGCGGGGACGCTTGCCATTGCTAATGGTGGCACAGGTCAAACCACTCAGACAGCAGCGTTTGATGCTCTTGCACCAACAACCAGTAAGGGCGATCTGATTGCTCACAACGGCACAGACAATGTTCGTGTTGGTGCTGGTACGAATGGGTATGTTCTAA